TGGTTCATGCCGTCCGAGTTCCCCGATCTGCGCGGGAACAGGACGATGGCCATCGACCTCGAGACGCGCGACCCCCAACTCACCGAGATGGGTCCGGGGTGGGCGACGAAGAACGGGGAGATCATCGGCATCGCCATCGCCTCTGGCGACTTCTCTGGCTACTTCCCCATCCGTCACGCCAACGGGCCGAACCTCGACAAGAAGATGACGATGCGCTGGCTGCAGACGCAGTTGGACACACCGCACATCACCAAGATCATGCACAACGCCAGCTACGACTTGGGCTGGCTGATGGCCGAGGGCATCAAGGTCCAAGGCCCGGTGATCGACACCATGCTGGTCGCACCTCTGCTGGACGAGAACCGCATGTCCTATCGCCTCGACCTGTTGGGCAAGGACTATCTCGGCATGCGGAAGGACGAGAAGGTCCTTCGGAACGCGGCAGACGAGTGGGGCATCGATCCGAAGTCGGAGATGTGGAAGCTCCCGGCCCGCTATGTCGGGGTCTATGCCGAGCAGGACGCCATGCTGACGCTGAAGCTCTGGGAGCGGTTTCGTCCGATGCTGGAAGAGCAGAGCCTGCTGAGCGTCTGCGACCTCGAGCACCGGGTCCTGCCTGCCGTGATCGACATGCGGATGCGCGGTGTGCGCGTCGATCTGGACAAGGCGGCACAGGCGAAGAAGCTGCTCCGCAACAAGGCCAACGAGGTCAAGGACTACATCTTCCGCGAGACGCAGGTGAAGGTGGACCCGTGGGCTGCGGCCTCGGTGCAGAAGATGTTCGACAGCCTCGGCCTGTCCTATCCCCGCACGGACGCCGGGGCACCGTCCTTTACCAAGCAGTTCCTGCAGGCCATGGACCACCCGGTGGCCAAGGCCCTCGTCACGCTGCGCGAGATGGACAAGGCCGACAGCACCTTCATCGACTCGATCCTGCGGTATCAGAAGAACGGGCGCATCCACTGCGAAATGCATCAGCTTCGGTCGGACGACGGCGGCACGGTGACGGGGCGCTTCTCCTCCTCGAACCCGAACCTCCAGCAGATTCCGGCGCGAGACCCCTACATCAAGCAGATGATCCGTGGTCTGTTCGTCCCGGAAGATGGGTGCAAATGGGGGTCCTTTGACTACTCCTCGCAGGAACCTCGGCTCTTGGTTCACTTCGCCGCCAGCCACCCTGAGACGGCTGCCGATCCCATGGTCGCCTCCATTGTGGACGAGTACCAGAAGGGGGACGCCGATCTCCACCAGATGGTTGCTGACATGGCCGGGGTCAGCCGGAAGTCTGCAAAGACGATCAACCTCGGCATCATGTACGGCATGGGCGTCGGAAAGCTCGGCAACCAACTGGGTCTGTCCGAGGCGCAGGCCAAGACCCTGATGGCCGAGTACCAAGACAAGGTGCCCTTCGTGAAGAAGCTGGCAACCTTGGCCTCGACCCGCGCCGAGCGCGAGGGGCGCATCCGCACGATCCGTGGTCGGCTCTGCAGGTTTGACCTTTGGGAACCGGCAACCTTCGGGTACAATAAGCCCATGAAGTACGACGACGCGCAGCGCGAGTACGGTGGGATGGGTCGCCTGAGAAGGGCGTTCACCTACAAAGCCTTGAACCGTGTGATCCAAGGCTCCGCTGCCGATCAGAACAAACTCGCCATGGCAGAATGCTACGAGGAGGGACTGGTCCCACTCCTCACGGTGCATGACGAATTGTGCTTCAACGTCGAGAGCGAAGAGCAGGCGGCCCGCATCACCAAGATCATGGAAGAGGGGCTCCCGCTCAAGGTTCCGAGCAAGGTGGATCAGGAACTCGGAGACAACTGGGGAGAAGTTGGATGACGCCTGAGGATATCAAGACCGTCGGGTTCAAGGACATGGACCCGATGCAGCTCGAGGCCTTTGTCAAAGTGATTGGCCACGCCATCATCCTATCCGAACTGACCGAGGATGAAGACGTCGCCGCCGAGGTGCTCGAGGATGCGAACGAGTTGGTCAGGCTGTTCGGAGGGAACAGCGTAAGTGTGCAGCGGAACGTGGACCTCCAGATTTAACCGGAGGTCCGCCGTGCAATCTCCATGTTTGCCATCTGCGATGCAGGGTTGTCCCCGAGAAGAGCGGGAGACAAGGAGGCCCTATTCGCTGGCGCGCTCGGCAGTTGTGGGGCCGAGAGTGCTGGCGTTGAACCGAAGGTGGGGGGCGGCATGACCGCCCCTTGCCTCTGATCCGGAAGATCGTCGAACAGGCCCTTGGGCGCTTCTTTCGGAAGATCGTCGAACAGGCCACCGGGAGCCGACGGAGCAGGTGCCGCTGCGGGTTCCTCCGGCAGCGGGATCAAGTCTCTGCCAGAGGCCTCTCTCGACAGCGCGTTCATCTCGCGCATCGGAACCTCGCTGGCCGGGGTCACCCGGTTGATCTTGTCCAGACGCTCCTGACGGCGGATGTCCTTCATCAGGTCGGCTGTCACCCGACCGGGGTAAAACTGACCCTTCATGATGGCGTTGACCTCGTCCTTGCCGAGGTTCGCCTCCTTGATCAGGTTCTGACGGATGATCTGATCAGACACGCCGAGCTTTCGGGCAGCCTGAATGTCCGCATAGAGCTTCGCCTGTTCTCGGTACAGCCCGTCGAGGTATGACTGCCAGCCCTCCATCATGTTTTCGGGCGTCCGGTCAGGGGCTCGGATGTAGCGCATCGCCCCCGTCTTCAGCTCCTGCCGACGAGGCGCATACTCCTTGCCAGAGAACTGGAAGTCCCGGCGGAGGTTCAGCTCCATCGGACGCAGGCCCGTGACGAAGGTCGCGAACTCGGCAGGGAGATTGTACTCCTCGCCCTGCGGCCCCGGAATGCCCATCATGGCGCGGGTGATCCGGCCCGGACGGATATCGCCGCTGCGGACCTCGACGATCTCACGGAAGTACCCCGGCAGGAAGGTTGCCGTGACGTGGGCCAAGGAGCTGCTGATCTTCTCCCACGGAGTGTCCGAGGGCAAGTAGACAGGGGACCCGGTCAGGGTAACGCCGCCGCGCCCGAGGAGTTCGCGCGGCATGACGTCGAGCAGCTTCTCCGTGGACATCGCCTGCGAAGCGAAGGGGTCAGCATAGCTCGACACCCCTGCCCAGATGCCATCAAGGATTTGCTGCGCCTCATTCTTCCCGAGCTCACCGGTCTGGTTATAGGCCCGGAGCGCCGCCTTCGCCGGATCGACGACGAAGGAGTAGGGGAACAAAGAGCTCAGGTTGTAGTACTCGATACGGCCCTGCTGGTCGTTGCTCAGGACCATGATGTCTTGGCCCTTCATGAACTCCGGAAGCTGGCTGTACATGGCGTCCATCTGCTCTTGCGAGGTGTCCGTCATGGCAGCCGAGGCCCGCACCGCAGCCTGCGGCAGGATTCCGGCAACAGAGGTGAAGGCCAAGAGGCGCTGTGCGCCCTGCGCGCGGATCGACCGCTCGAAGGTCTGGGCAGCAGCCTCCCCCACAGCTTCGCGCGTGGCAGGAGACACCGTGAAGGACATCTCCTTCAGGCCACGGTTCAGGATGTTGACCGAGTTACGGATGTTCTCCGAGGCGAAGGACATGAAGTTGCCGAAGACCGGGAACTTGTCGAGGCCCTGCACAAAAGAGCCCACCCGATTGTAGATCGGGAACATGTCCTTGACGGCATCCGCTGCAATCACCTCAAGCGGGGACAGTTCCGGATTTGATGCGCTCTTCGTCCGCTGAACAACGCCGGAGAACCGGAGCTCGTCCAGCAGGCGGGAGTCGGGAATGCCACGCATCAGCGGGTCCCGTCCTTGGATCAATTCCCCTGCATCGTCGAAGGCGCGGAGCAGCTTGTTCTGTTCCGAGATCACCGCAACGCCTTTGAAGAAGGAGTCGGAGTTCGAGTAGAAGGACTCCAAGAACTTCCGGAAGGGCAGGACGCTTTCAAAACGGTCGATGGCAGAGCGGGTCAAGCCCGTCGCACCAAGGTTCTTCCCCTCTTCTCGAAACTCCTGCAGCGCCTTGATGACAAGGTTGCTCTCCGTCGTCCCGCTCAAGCCAATGGTTTTGGCAAGCCTGCCCAAGCCCTCGTCCGAAAGCTCGGCAAGGCTCGAAGAGAACACGCGATAGACGTCGTACATGTCGGTCGAACGACCAAGGTTCGCGGTCCCCGCCAGCATGAGCGAGTTGCCGATGATGTTGCGGGCCTGTGTTTCCGGGTTGAAGACGATGGTCATCTTCTGGCTGAAGCCACGAAGCTGTGTCAGCACACCGAGGAAGTCTTGTAGGGCGTCAAAGCCGACGCGCATCGGAGCAGTGACTGCCTGATAGGCCTCCGGAGCAACATAGACCCCGGTCAGGGAGCCGTACTGCCCGACGAACACGTCGTCGAGGTTTTCGACAGAGCCCAGCTTTGTATACCCCGCAGCCTCAAGCTCGGAAGTGAAGTCTTCGATCACCTTCTCGGGTGTGATCTGGCCCCCAAGACCCGGTGGAACCTGACCGGTGGGGTCAGGAAGAGACGTCTTGATGTTCAGCTCCTGCGCCCGCTGGAAGAACGGGGCCATGTCAAAACCTGTCAGGTCTTGGCTTGTGTCCGGGGTGCGGACGAAGAGCGGTCTTTGACCGGCCCGCAGTGCTGGGACAGCGTCTGCCAGCGGGGTGACCATGCGGGAGGCGTCATCAGTGATGTTGCGGTAGAAGTTCAACGCTGCCGTCGTCTTCGCCATATCCCCGATGGTCTGGAGGTACAGTTGCTTCGGGTCGGTGATCTCACCCATCAGCGCCCGGAGTTTCGGGGACTGCGCCACCAGCGGTTCGCGAGGCGTCAGAAGGGTGGGGGTCAGCTTCAGGCGCGGCATAAGGCGAGACATGATCCCGCTACGAGGACCTGTCTTTGCCTCTGACCGAAGGCTGTTCAGGGTCGCCTTGATGGCGACATCCGGAGACACTCCGTTGTTGATCGAGCTCAGGCCGATGATCTCGTTGACCTTGTATCGAGCAAGAGCCAAGGACCCCGGGTTAAGGTAGTCCTGCTTGTGCAGGTTCCACGAGACCTCTTCGACGGCTTGGTCGTAAAGCTCCTTGTCTTTCCCTGTCAGGTTCAGGGTCCGGTAGTACGCGATGGGGTCCTTATGGACCTTGAACATCCGACGGAGGAACCCCTGCTCGGAACTCTGGTGCATCTTGATCTGGTCAAGGGCCTTGGTCAGCTTGTCCGCCCGAGCAGAGCCAGCAGGTGCTGCCTTCAACTCACGCTCGACAGCCTCGATGAAGGACCCCCGTACAGCACTTGCCGTCTCGAGGAGGTCGTCGGCAGCCTTCGCCACGTCCTCGCCGTACTCTGTCAGGCGCGGGCCAAGGCCGTTCAGATAGTGGAACAGGCGGCTCTCCGCCTCACGCGCAGCCTGCTTCCCCTTGCCGGGGAGCTTCATGCCGCCGATGACCTTCCGCAGCTTCTGCTCGTACTCCATGTAGCCCTTGATACCGAGGGCTTCCGTCCGGTCGATCCGGGCGATGGTGTCGAACACCTCGTTGCTGACCTCCGGCGTGGAGCCGCCGAGCGGGGACAGGAAGCGACGGCCCCCAGCCACCACCGGACGGACACCGGGAATGGCCATGGCCCCACGACCGAGAGCGTCAAATCCCGTCCGGACGCCCTTGGCGGCTGCCGCCGCAGCATCTGTTTGTCCAACCGCCTTGGCCGTGGCCCCGAGGCCGACGAGGGCCGTGTCGAAGACGGCGCTTGCAGCGGCCCCGAACAGACCGTGGCGGGCCTTATTCCGCAGGCGACGAAGAGCCTCTTCCCGACCCATCAGGCCGGTGTCAGCCTCTGTCTTGAGCGGACTGAAGATGTCGAAGGCGTCGGACAGGGTTGCCCTGCCGTCGGGAGACATGACCGACTCATAGGCTCCAGCCGCAACGGCAGTTGATCCGATGAGCCCCGCCCGCGTGGAGAGTGCAGCCTTGCCAAGACTGGATGCGCCAAAGGCTTCCGCGCTCTTGAAGAAGCGGCTGGTGGCAGGGATGATTCTGGCACCGGTTTTCGCAGCCTTTGCAGCCTGACCTGCACGACCAAGCCATCCGGCAATCGGAATGAAGCCGAGTCCGAAGGCAACGAGTTCTTCACCGACCTTGCCCATCTTTGTCTCAGGGGCAACGTAGGACTTGATGTAGTTGAAGAACTCGGTCGTCGGGCGCGATGTGCTGGAGCCAAGGGCCAAGTCCACACCAGCAGTGCCGAGTTCCGTGATCCCTTGGACCATGGAGATGGGGGCTGTGATGACAGCCCGACCAAGCTCCTCGCCAACGCGAAGAGTCCGGTCAATCACGCCTTCGTTTTCAGAGGAAGCGTCGGGAAGATCGTCGAACAGGCCTGCGGAAGGAGCCGCAGTCTGGGTGGTGGACGGCTCTTCCGGCAGATCGTCGAACATTCCCATCAGAGCAGACCCGGATCAATTCCCATTTCAGTGAGGCGGCCCTCAATGGCCGCCCGGCTCTTACCGGCAGCCAAGGCTTTGCGCGCTTCCTCGAGGATAGCGTTGACCTCGGGCGAGACGACTTGACCACCGGACCCACCGCCAGCGGTGGAAAGTTGCTGGTGGAGGCCTTCGAACATCGTACCGCCAAGTTGATCCGGTGTATACATCCGAGCAAGCGCCCGACGGGCCTGATCGTCGGCGTACTGCTCCTGCGTGACGCCCTCGGGCAGATCGATCTCGTCGATGCCCTTGTCCATGATGCCCTTGTAGATTTGCCGATAGGCGTCGATGGGGCTGTCGTAGTTCTGGGAGCCGCCGCTGGTCTTGTTCTTAGCCTGAACCGCCGCAAGTTGCAGCGCCTGAGCCGCCTGAGCCCGACGCTCTTCGGTCTCCTTGGCCGACTGCATCCCAACCAGCATGCCGTTGGCGATGTTCAGGGTGGCACGGGCCGAGGTCCCAGCCGCAATGGCCGCGCCAATGATGCCACGGTTCAGGTTGTCGATGTTCTGCTCGAAGTCTGGGAGCTTGCCGGTGATGCTCGTGTAGACGGTGGCAAGGTCGGTGACCTGATCACCCGTCGGCTCAAGGCCCATGTCCGTGGCAGCGGTGACAATCTTGTCGGCGGTGACCTCCGGCGGGTCCTCGTCGATGGTCTCGCTGATCTTCATGGCCTCGTCCGCCATGGCCGTCGCTTCGTCAGCACTGACTGCGGGGGTAACAGAACCAGCCGGAGCCCCGATGTCGAAGCCGGTAGACCCGCCAGTCACATTGCCCATGGCATCGTACTCAGGCATCTGGCCGGAGTAGACGGGTGCGGGAGAAGACGGCTGCCCCGGACCAGACACGTCTGCCAAGTCCATGGGAGGCACAAAGCCGCCAGCCCCGGCAGCAGCCAGAATGGCCATGCGCTTGCGCTCAAGCTCATCCGCCGTCGGATTGACATCGCCACCCTTGGCGTAACCGAGCGCCGACTGCGGCATCTCCGGAGGCATAAAGGGCTGCTCGGCCATGGGGTCAGTCATGCCCGCATCCACCGGCTGCTCGGCCATGGGGTCAGCCGGTTGCTGTGCCATCGGATCATACGGCATAGGCTGCATAGGCTGCGCCATCGGCTGCTGCGCCATCGGATCATACGGCATAGGCTGCATCGGCTGCATCGGAGGTGCAGACATGGCCGGTTGCTGCTGCGAGAAAATCATCGGACCAAGGTCCGAGGGTCCCGGTGCAGCATTCGCCGTGCGAAGAGCCTCCTGCATGAGCTCCTCGGAACTGGCCATAATGCCGCCCAAGTTCTTCAGCCGGTCCCTTGCGGTGTTCTGCCGAAAGAGCTTCCGGTTATAGACTCCGACCATGTCACGCTCCGCTGGGGTTGGTGAGGGAACCAAGGATGCCCTGCCCGCCACCGAACTGGCTGGCATAGGAGCCGAGGCTCATTGCAGTCCCGAGAATACCGGAAACAGGGCTCGGGGTCGGAGTTGACGAGACAGCCAGCGTGGAGCCGCTGGACGGGACTCCGCGCAAGACGTCCGACATGTAGTTGAACCGGTTGTAGGGTTCGTACATGGACTCGATGGCGTTGGCCCGCTGGACGTCGTACTCCGACTGCCGCTGCGCCTGCTCCAGAGAGCCGACGTTGAACAGGGAGTTGACGTCGCGCTGCGCCGCCGCCTGCGCCGCCTCGCCCAGAGCGCCCTGCGAGGTGCCGAGGCCTTGGAAGACCTGAGCAGCATTCTGGCCACGCTGCATCTGGTTCTCGAAGACGCTCTGCGCCTGCTGCTGGGCAGCGGTGTAGGCGTTCGAGCGGAGCTGCGAACCCATCGTCGCCTTCTGTTCGGTCAGGTTGCGGGCAAGTTCCTGCTCTGCCACAGCCTGACGGGAACCGCCGAAGGCACCAGCATTGACCGCGCCAGCCGCGATGTTCCGGCGCTCCATGTCACCGGCACGGTTGATGTCACGCTCGTTGGCCTTGATGACCTGTTCGACGAACGGATTGTAGAAGTCCTTGTAGGCACTCGGGTTGAATGCAGCAAGAGAGCCCTGCAAAGCCGAGATGCCTTGCTGGTACGTGCCCTCTGCCTGCTGCATCATCGGGCCATACGCTCCGATGCCCTGCACACCAAGCTCCAGCGCCCGCTGCTGAGCGGGCGTGAACGGCATGATCTCGGCCTTCGGGACCCCACCGAGGACTTTCTCGATGGGATTGCCGCGAATGTCGTACCGAATGTTGCCTTGGTTGTCGGTCTCATAGACAGGGTTGCCCTGTGCGTCGAGAACCCTCTGGCCATAGAGCGGGGATTGTGCGGCAAGTCCAGACACCTGACCTGTCGTCGGGTCGGTGTAGTAGACGTTCCGGAACAAGTCCTTGGCGAAGTTCTCCTGATACTCAGGAAGAAGCGTTACGCTCTCGTTGCGGATTGTTTCGTCGGCCATCAGACCCTCCGCTCAAGCTGGTGCATCAGACGGTACATCTCCGCCGCACCCTTGGCCCTGTCCCCATTGCCCGCGCCACGGACAGCCTTGTTGGTCATGACGAACTCACCGTCCGAGAGGCGAGCTTCACGGACAGGCTTGCCGCCCTGATAGATGCGGGCGCGGATCGAATCGCTGGTCCCGGTCCCCGGACCTTGGACAATGCCGCCACGGGCAAGGCCTTGGTAGCGGTAGTCGGGGGCAGCCGTGCCTTGATAGCTGGAGTTCCGCTCACCGGTCTGCATCCGGTTGCGGTCCTCGGCGCTCGTGACCCGGACGTTCTTGGGTTCGGTCGCCTTCAACAGGGCAGCCATCATGAGCGGGTTGTCGAAGGCCTTGATGATGCCAGCAATGCCGCCCGGAGCGGCCACAGGCTTTCCGTCAGGGCCAACCTGAGCGGGCTGCTGCTCACCGAAGATCGCGCCAATCGAGTTGCCCGCCGCCCGAGAGCTCTGCCCGCCCTGCAGCGCATCGACTACGATACCTGCGCCGCCACCGAGCGCACCGGTCAGGTAGGTTCCAGCACCAGACTTGAGGGCATCCTTGAATGTTCCGCCGCCAAGCAGGGAGCCGATCCCAGCGCCAAGGGCCGCGCCTCCCGGACCACCGGCCAACAGGCCGACGATGCTGCCGATGGTGGAGAGGACGTTGCTTCCGCCAGACGTGCCACCAGACGTGCTGCCTTTCGGAGCGACGTAGTTATTGGTGCGGTCTGAATCGAAAGAGCTCCCCTCAAACGATGAGGTGGGGCCAGACCTTCCGGCACCGCCGCCGTCAAACATGTCGCTGATGCTGGTAAATCCGAACATGCCCAGAGTCCCCTCGGTGGTCAGGTGGTTACGGTCACTGCGCCGACAGAACCTGTCGCGGATAGGCCCCCGACATGCGGGACGTTTGCCTGTGTCACCTTAACAAAACCGGCCTGTTGAAACAAGGCTCCGACCTCGAGACCCTGATCGGTGGTCTGAAGGTTGGTCAAGACCATCGTCGTGGCCCGTCCTTCGCCGGGGTTCTGGATTTGCTCCAGATAAACCGAGAAGGAACGGACCAGTTCGGCGAAGTACTGCCGGTCGTACTGTTGCGGAGGAACAGGGAAGTACGGTCTCGGGACGTTTCTGGAGGCCATCGTTACCTCCGTCCGTCAGGGCGAAGGCTCAGTCGCGGAGTGCCAAGACGCCACGTCATGTTCGCCTCTGTGGACGAGACGCGAAGGACAACCTGTCTGCCACGGAGCCGGTAGAAGATTTGCTCAGTCGCCAAGACCACAGGGCTCGACTGGGTCTGCGTGAACGATCCGGTCGTCGTGGCGGAGTACGAGCCGTAGGGATAGTCCCGAACGGTCAGAGTGAAGAGGGCCGACGGACTTCCACTCGTGGTGTTCTCGAAGGACAGGTCAGGGATCATCTTGTCGATGAACATGAACTGCTCTCCCTCACCGATGTCGATGACAGAGGACTCGATGTAGGCAGAGATGGCCGAGGACGGGTTGGTGCTACCGTCGTTGAACCCAATCTCTTGGTTGTACATGTACCCATCCGGGGAGGCAGCCAGAGGATTGGGGAAGATGCCTCGATCAACCCACGCCATGCGGGCAAGGGTGCCGTAGTACCAGACGTTCTCGAGGTAGTTGTAGATCACATAGCGGTCGTTTTCCGTCGAATCTGCCGACGGATAGAACCACCAGACCTCAGAGTTAGACGAATTGACCCCGGCGCAGACCTTCTCGGCCTGATCCGTGTTGAAGTCGTCGAAGACATAGCTCTTCACCGTGCAGGGCAGCTTCTCGACCGAGCCGCCGTACACATAGAACTCCTCCTGCCCCATCCAGAAGACGTTGTCTCCAACGGACGCTGTGGCGTTCGGGCCGATGATCGAGATGCCCTCGGAAATTGATCCGACACCGAAGGTGAACGGAGGTCCGAGATACTGCATCCCGTAGAGTGTGGTGTCCGTAAACACCAGAATCTGCTGCCGGGTCTCGACGGCGCAGACGATCTCGGACCCGGAGCCCAGCCGGAGTTCCCCTGCCGTGTTGGTGGCTGTGGCCGCCCAGTCGGTCAGGCTTTCTTGGCTGGAGAAGCGGATGGTCAGAGGGTCTTGGACCCCCGGATCGCCCTGCGGATCACAGCCAAAGGCGATGACGTGACGATCCCGGTCAGAGACCAGAATCTGCTTTGCCACTGTCGGTGTCGTGTTGGCCCCAGACAAGGAGCTCAACGATACGGCACGGGCATTCAGGCCACCACTGGCGTCCCAATAGTACAGGCCGCCATCGCGGACGTTCATCAGAAGGTCTTCGCCGTAGTTGTCGTGCTGCCAGATGCGAAGCGTTCCGGTGAGGACGCTGGATGTCGATCCCGAGCCCCACGTACCGCGTCCCCATGTCCCCGTGCCCCAGCCGTTCCCAGAGACCACGGTGTCGAGACCGACGTTGATTTGGTACGTTCCGACAGTGGACGACCCACCACTTCCCGCATCAGACGAGTTGGCAACCACCGGGGTGGGGGAAAGCTGCCCGTTGACGGTGATGCTCGAGATGCTCGTCCCAGCCGTCCGTGCCGTGATCTGATAGCTGTTCGGGTTGACGATGGTGTCAATCCGATACTCTTGGTTCAGAACATCGGCAGTGATGTTGCCGCCCAAACTTGCCGCGCCAGAGAAGGTGACAAAGTCCCCCTCCACAGCGCCGTGGGCAGAGTCGGTAACAGTGATCACAGAAGACCCGTTGGTGGCAGCGAAGGTCACAGCCCCGGCACCGGTCGTCTCCCTGATGGGGGTGATGTCGAGGTATTCCCCGCCCCGGTTGATGTAGTACTTCACCGAGGTTCCGACGCCGATGTACTGGTCTTGAGCCAAGGTGACCCAAGGCTTGAGCGCGCGGCAAGCGCCGAGGAACGAGTACCCAGATTGCTGGGTCCACCCGCCGATCTTCTCCGGGAAACCGAAGCGGAAGCGAACCTTGTCGCCGTCATACCAACCACCCTTGTTGGTGTAGGAGGTGACTTCGCGATTGATCCCCGGACTCAGTTGAAGACGAGTGAGCGGCATGGTTGGTTCTCCTGTACGGAGTTTCTACATCAGCCGAGCAGTTTCGCCAACGTCTTCGGCCCTGCTACGCCGTCGGCCTCGAGCCCGTTCTTCTCCTGCCAAGCCTTCACTGCGGCCACGGTCCAGAACCCATAGACGCCATCGGCAGGGGAAACCCCGAGGGCCTTCTGCAGCGCCTCCACGGCAGGGCCTGTGCTGCCCCGGCGCATCACGCCATGGGTTGCCGGAGCGGCGGCAGGCGCGGCCTGATTGGGGACGTCACCAGACAAGACCTCAAGGGCCTTCTGGTAGCGCCTCGTGCGGTCAGCCAAGCCGATGTCGCCACCGTTGATGATCTTGGTCAGTTTCGCCACGTCGCCAGTGTCGGCGACGGCGTTGAGCTTGCGGCTGTTCCAGAACCAGAGCGCGGAGGCCAAAGCGCCCTCCTTGGTCAGGAGGTACTCGGCAGCCTCGTCAGCCGTCTTGCCGATGGTCTTGCCAAAGGCTTCGTGGTTCGAGCGGCCCGTCACCTGCTTGAGCCCCTTGCCTCGGAACTTCCAGCCGTCGCCGTCCTGCACATTACCCAGCGCGCCAGACTTGCTGCGGTTCTTGTCCATGTAGACGTAGTTGGCGATCTTCTCCGGATTGCCAGCGTACTCTGCGGCGTTCGCTTTGCCGGGGCCGAAGTAGCGCGGGAAGACCTTCAGGAGGGTCGCCTCCTTGTAATGCAGGTTCTCCTCCAGCACCCTGAAGTCCATGGACTCGTGGGCGCACTGGCTGATGAACGCTGCGATGCGCTGCGGCGTGTCAATGCCGAACTGCGGGAGCGCGTCGTTCAGGGCCTTGCACCAGCCTGCGACTTCGGTGTTGGTCGGAATCATCGCGGCCAGTTGGGCCTCGGTCAGCAGGGTCATTCGGGGTCTCCTATTCGCACCACGACGACTTGGCCTCGCCTTGGTACGGACGAGCAAGCCCCACGTGAATGAGCATGTCCGACAGGTTCTGCCCGTCGAGGATGATGTGGCCGAGGACCCGGCCACCATACTTGTCCCACTCCTCCAACTGCACCTCGACCTCGCGGGCGTTGGTCACGGCAGCCTTGGTGAAGGCGCTGGCCTGCTTCGCCTTCTCGGCCTCGGCCTCGCACTTCGCCCGTGGGGCCTTCTCGGGGGTATCCACCCCGAGGATGCGGACGGACAGCTTCGGCGGCAGCGGCTCCGGAAGGAACCCCACGGCGATCTCGACGGTGTCCCCGTCGATCACGCGGGTGACCTTGTAGGTGTCAGCCAGAGCAGGGAAACTGACACCAACGAGGGTTGCTGACAGCAGGGAGACAGCAAGAAGCCTCATTTCTTGGACTTCTTCTTGGTCAAGTCTCCGACCAGATCGCCGACGTTTCCTGTCGCGGCAGCCTTGATCGAAGCCTCGATGGGGTCGGGGAGATCGACCTTGTCCAAGACGGCGTCAACCACCTTCTCTTTGACCTTGCGGCCAACAAACATCCCGATCAACTTACCGATCATTCGTCGTCACCTTTCGGGTCCGGGTCGTTGCGCTCCCGCTTGTTCCCTGCCGCCATCACACCGCTCAAGGCTCCAACGATGAAGCTGGCGATGGGGGTCAGCAGTTCGAAGAACTTGCGGTCGTTTTCGCTCGTTTCCCCCAGCGGCTGGGTCACGAAGACCAGCGAGTACAGGATGAAGAAAATCGTCCCGCCAAGGATGAAGGTCAGGGCCACGCCAATGAAATACCGCAGGCGGGCTTCCATCACGTCAGGGTTAATTCGCGACATTCATATCCCCCATCAGGTCATGCGGACAGGTCTTGTTCGCAGAGCAGATCGGCGGCTGGCAGCCCACCGACGTCCAGTTCTCCGGGTTCTGGCAGGGGTAACGGTAGAAGCCGTCACCGGAAGCGTAGAATACCGCTGCAATGGCGAGAAGGACTGCCAGCCAGATCAGTTTCTCCTGCATTCCCATTCCCACCCTATTTAGCCCCAGCCCTCTCGATAAGCCTGTCAATCTTGGTGTCGAGAGCCTCCAGCCGAAGCATAACACGATTGATGTCCGTGTGCACCTCGGCTTTGGTGACATACTCTTTTGCGAGTTCCTCGCGCGTCCGGTTCACCAGAATCTGCAGTCGCTGAACCTCGTCGGCATAGGTTTTCACGATCCATCCGATGAGACCAAGGGCAGCCGTGAGAACCGCGTTCCAGACCATTTCAGGGGGCATGCTGACATTCTCCACGGTCAGGGGGCCACGGGCCAAGTGATGTTGCCCGGAAAACCCGGGGAGGACGTCAGATCGCGCAGGGCCTGACGGTACGCGGCCCATGCCTCTTTGTTCGCAGGAGCATCGGGAAGCTGCGTCCAGTCGCAGGCGGCCAGCCTGCGATCACGCTCGGCTCGGACAGCGGCGGCGCGCTCGGCGGTTCTCGCTGCGGCGTCCTCTGGCGAGGCGGTCGTCACGTTCCATGTCTCGATCCATACGTCCCCGGACTTGGCAGGCCAGCCTCGAAGACAGTTCTGGGTCAACGGGTCGTGCCACGGCGGGTCGAAAGACACCACAGGGAAGACACCGAAGTCTGCCAACCTCTCCACTGGCACGTCGTCCGGGAAAGACGTGTCCGGGCGGTCCTGCCGGAGCTCCGACAGGCCGTAGGGGTAGGCCACAACCACCCCATCTTGAACCTTAGCCCACATTGCCTGCCTCCACAGAGAGTTGTTGTTGGATCACGGCCAGCATGATCAGCGCCTTGCGCTGTTCGCGGATCGAGGATTCCAGAAGGTCTTGCAACTGATCCTGAAACTCCGACAGGTCGGCCTCCCTACCGCAGGCCTCGAGGGCCAGACGGAAGTTGTCGATATTGACCTGATACTCGGTGACCTCGCGGATGCGGGCCTCAAGAGCAGCCGTCAGAATCTGGTGCCGGTAGTTTTGATCGATCATGCGCTTGAGCTCCCAAAAGCCACACAAAGCGGAGTGGACAGGAGGCCACCCGACATACTGCTGTACTGAGTACCAAACCCGGTTGCATCAGACCATGGGAACCCAGCCATCTTGGCTGTGCTATAGCCAACAACGACAGCGTCACCGCTGGTGGTAAAGGCCATGCACGTCGGACTACCGGAGTCCACGTTGCTCGAGGAGTACTTGGTTCCGAAGCCACCGGCATAGGTCCAAGCATACATCGTGAAAATGGTGTTTGATCCGTTCTCTCCGACAAAGCCGAGTACTGCTCCGCTTGGAGAGAAAGCAACGTCCTTTGCCGCTCCCGGAGGGGGTGTGGAGGGCGTAGTGTACTTTGTCCCGAAGCCTGATCCAGACCACTGGTAGGCCTGAACATATGGGGCAGTGGCCGAACTTACGGCCACTGCATCTCCAGCCGGAGAGAAGGATAGGGCGGAAGCGTTTCCAGAAATGCCGCTCGAGGGGTCAGAGAACTTGCTCCCGAAGCCGGAGCCAGACCACGCATAGGCATATATTCCGGGTGACCCGAAGAAGGTCACGGCAACCGCTGTGCCTTGCGGATGGAACTTGACCCGGTTGGGGTCTGCCGGAGGGGGACTCGCAGGGTCAGACACCTTACTTCCAAATCCGCTGGCCTTTGTCCAAGCGTAGACCGAGATGTACGGATACACCGAAGCGCCGATGGCAACAAAGTTCCCTGCGGGAGAGAAAGCAACAGCCTTTCCCCCAATAGGGGGAGTTGGGGACGGGTTCGAGTACTTGCTGCCGAAGCCTGCCTTGCTGAAGGCGTAGGCAACCACATACGGAGTGCTGTCGATACCCGCGACAAGGGCGTCCCCGGAGGGCGAGAACGAGACGCCGTACACGGCGCTCCCGACCATCCCTGACGGAACCCCAACATCGGAACCCAATCCTGTGGTGGAGTTCCAATTGTAAACCTTGAGAGGGTTGGTATCGGTGTTTCCGACAGCCAGAAACTGCTTGGCGGAGCCTGAGGCTGAGAGGAGGCTACGCGAGAGCATTACGCATCTCCAACCCGAGCACCATACAACGTCGAGCCGACCTTCCACAGGACGATGGCGGTGAAACCCGTGGTGTTCAGAGTCGGTGCGCTGCCGTTGTTCGTCTTCCACGTAACGCTGGGCCACGTGATGGTGTAGGCCGATCCGTCATCAACCATCAGGGTCATGCTCTCCCCTGCCGCAACACTGTCCGTTGGGGTCGAGTTACCAGACAAAGTCCACGTCTGGATTGTGCCGTTGGACGGGTTGAGTGCTGGAGTCGTACCGGACAATGCGTAAACGGTCTCGATCAGAGAACCACCGAAAGCCGCGTCGTTCGAGAAACTGGCCGTGGTTAGGGTCGAAGAGCTGATTGTCACTGCCGACAGCGTCCCTCCGGTGATGTTCGGAGACGACATGGCAAGCTGGGAGGAGAAGTCATAAACTGCCGCCCCAGAACCAGCACCGTCGCAGTACACGATCTTGGTATCACCGTTGGCGATGGTGACGTTTCCACCAGACCCTTGCGTGAGCGTCACGGACTGTCCGCTGGCATTGCGAACAAGGTAGATATGCGAAGCATCGTTGGGGGATACCGTTACTGTCACAGACCCAGACGGCGCACCACCAAAGACCAGCACGGCATAATTTCCCTCGGAGAGAGTACCGTCAGAAGTCTGGAGCGTGTATGTCGATCCAGAAAGGGTGATCGCTCCGACCCCGTTGATCAGGCGGTCGATGATGGAGAGGTTCGTGTTGGTAGTCGTACCCCACGTCCCGTTTTGTGCCCCAGTCGGGATGAGCTCAAGGCCGCTGCCGGTATAGGTGCTCGTCATAGCTTCGCCTCACGACTGTAGGTTCTCCCATGTGGAGGAAACATCCACCACAATCGGGCTCCAAGGGTTTATACCATCGGGGACAGCCTGCGTCCATGAATTGCCTGCGGCAGGGGAGAGGGAATCCCATGCCGCAGGTGCATCGGGGAAACTTCCTTGCCACACAGTTCCCGCATTCGGGATTTCAGAAACCCAGACAAGAACCGCGCCGACAGAGCCTTGCGCGGAAAGTCCGGTCAGAAGGACACTGACCGGAATGACGACGGCAACTGTGCCGACCCCACCCGTGGAAAAGACCCCGGTAACAGGGACGACGGCTGAGCCTACGACCGAAACCGTGCCGACCCCACCCGTGGAAAAGACCCCGGTAACAGGGACGACGGCTGGAGCACCGAGTACGACAGAGACTGTGCCGACCCCACCCGTGGAAAAGACCCCGGTAACAGGGACGACGGCTGGAGTACCGATTACGACGGAGACTGTGCCGACCTCACCCGTGGCCGAAAGACCCGTCAGGGAAACGGTAACAGAGACCGAAAACCCTCCCCCGCTTGCCAGTGGGTAGGAGGCAAGAGGGGCAGCACCAAGCATTCAGGTCATTCCTGTGGAGGGGAGAAGGTCACACCATCATACACCCAACCGGGTCCAACTTCTACCGGAGCACTAATCCACGAGTCCAAGTGTTCTGGAACCTCCCAAACAAGGAAGGCCTCAACAACAACACCATCCTCGATGCGCGCTTTGACTACGGGTTCCGTCATGTCCATGCCCCATAGAAAGTGTCGGTCGAGAGTGTCGACCGACGTTTGCAGACGAAGAAGGAGCCTGCGCTAACCACTGCGGAGGCGGCGTTGTTCAGGTTCACGGAAGGGATGATCGTCCCAGCGGCAGTGACCCGGAACATGCCTCTGATCACGACGGCAAGGTCGGTTGCCGTGGTTGCCGCCACTATGGGGGCGGTGGCAGTGGCCTCCAGAAAAAACTTGCCGCTCTGTGCTGCAGTCGAGGTGGTCACGTTGTCTTGGCCAGTGGTGTAGCTGAAGTTCGTGGTGCTGCTGATGGTGGCGGTCCCCGCCCCCAAGAAGCTAAAGCCGCAGTTGCCGCTCGTCGCCGACATGCTGCTGAGGCGGAATACGCAGCGGTATTCGTAGACGCCGACCCCCAAGGTCAAGGCCCCGTTGGTCGTGGCGTTGAACAGCTTCTGCGTAGCCGTCGTGCTCGTCAGGGTATAGGTCGAACCAAGCATCACCCAGTATTCGGGACCGGAGAAGTCATCCGCAACGGCGCTGATGTAGACTACCGCCGAGCCGGAAAGGTTGAGTAGGGACCCGCTACTAGATTGGATCAGTGTCCGCGACAGCGTCGTACCTGCAGAGGTATAGGTACCTACCCCGATCTCCCAGTCGATTCCGTCCTCGATGACGTAGCGAACAGTCTCTCCATCAGAGACACCAGCGGAGGCAAAAGTCTGAAAGCCGGGAGAGGCGGAACCAAGGGTGATTGTCCCTGTTCCCGTCGTTGCGGTCGTCATCTTTGCTCTGTTGGCGACAAGGCTGGAGGTCATCAGGCGATCCGGATGATGGCGTTGGAGGAATCTGCTGTCGGGAAGATGATGGTGAAGTCACCTGCAGCAGAGGTTTTGTCGGAGCCGAAGTCCAACACAAGGACCGCATTTGTGGTTCCCGTCGAAGAGCCTGCGGTAGTGTTGTAGATCAATGCGCCACGGGCCGTGATCGTCGCCAGCGTGAACGTCAAGTCCGCAAAATCCGTGAGTGCAGTGGTGCCAGAAGTGGTCGGGGTGACGTTGGTCAGCGCACCGCCGCCAGCGGTGTATGACCCAGACGCCGACACCTCATTGGTAGAGGTGTAGTTGGTCGTCGCCGCCGTGAAGCTGGCCGAGTTGGTGTACATGGCCAGCTTGAAGGTATCACCGGTCGAGGCCGTGAAGTCGTGCTTTCCCTGCAGGAGTTCCTGCTTGAAGCTGGTGCACATGTAGTTCCCAGTGAAAGCCATGTCAGAGTCTCCTGATCAGTTCGGCCAGTTCCGGCTGGCCAGCATCGTTGAGCGCATTGTACACAGTCGTCCGGTCACTGCGAACAGCTTGTTGAAGGTAGTCCTGAACCACAGCTTTTACCTGTGCCTTGAAGGCCCGAGCCTGATCCCTAATGGCCGGGTGAGCCGTGTCAGAAATAGACACCAATCTGTCGGCGCACCGTTCCGCCAACTCCTCTGGAGTGAACCCCCGGCCACTGGTGGTATGAACCCCGACGATGGGCGTGTCCTTGGGAACGTCGAAGGAGGCTGACAGCATTATTCTTTGCTCCGAATGACCATGCCCTTGCGGTACTCGTCCGTCGTCTCTTTGGCTTCGCCCAGCATCTTGAGCGAAGCAAGGCTCTCGACGAACCGCTTGTCGTACATCTGCATGAGGTCGGACTCGCCCTTCATGAACAGGTACGCCTCGATCAAGGCCCCGTACAGCAGCGAAAGCTCGGCGTTCTCGCTGAGCCACGTGGTGCCGGAATCAGAACCGGCGGTGATGCTGGCGGGCCGATAGAGGTAGTGGAGCTCCATCACATAGCTGTCCGCCGGAGTGGGGGCGAGGATGAAGTTGTCCACGTCGAACTGGGCGTAGTATCGAGGCGTCCCAGTCACTGTCGGATCGGCGTTGTACGTCTGGACGAAGGTCACGTCCTTGAAGTCCACGAAGAACTTGTCCCCATCGACAGTGTACGAAAGCGACATTGGAGCGAGGAAATCCAACGGGCAAGCGAGGTACTGGTTGGAGGCCGTGGCGTTTGCCGTGGCGTTCTTCCGGAACAGGCTCAACTGCACCGTCTTGAGGATGCGCTCCTCGGCGAAGCGGATGAACATGGGCAGGTTGTTCACGAAGGTGGTCTCCGTGTTCTGCACATAGTCGGTGATCGCCTGCTTGAGCTGGCCGTAGGTCAGGGTCATGTCGTGGTCACCGTAACTGTTCCAGCGTAGCCTTGGGACTGCGGAAAGGGTCCAAGGTTCGGGTTTTCGACAAGCTGGATTCCGACGTAGACATCCAGCGGTTCAGGCTGATCCGGGCGGGGGTTCCGCAGCGCCTGAGGGTCAGGGTACGCCTTCGGCGGGAAAAGCTGCGGGTGCTTCGGATCGTACTCGTCGGGACCGACAAGCTGACCCGTCCACTCGCGGCGCATGTCCCTGAGCCGATACCGGAAGCCGGATCGGTCAGAGATACCCCAAGCCTTCTTGCCGCTGGCATACGACATCAGAACCTCGTGTACGAGACGTCAGGCTGCAGCTTCAGCGAGACGCGGTCCTCATCCTCGTCGGCGGCCCGCGAGAACTCGTCCTCGTAGATCGCCTTCAGCATCTCAAGGCGCTCGGGAGCGCGCTTCATGGCCAGATAATAGGCCAGCCCGGCCACCATGCACGGGTAGAACCGCCACGGCATGTCGGTGGTGTTGGCCAGAGCACCGGCATCCTCGATCCGACGGACGTAGTAATAGACGATCTGGTCGGTCGAGTTCTCCGGAACCTGCCAGAGGTAGATCACGGGGCTGATCTTGCGGTCATAGTAAAACTGCGACGGCCTGCCCTGCGTGGTCTTATTCGGCAGGAGGAAGTAATCCCCCCGGCTGATGCGCTCGACCTCATAGTCCGTGCCGCTCCGGCGGAGGACCATCTCCAAGATGTCCGCGTGGTCGTCAGAGACGGTGTAGCTTGCCGTGCCCTGCGTGACCGTGATGGTGGCTTGGTTGACCGTCCACAGGTTCAGGCCCCGGTTCGCCCACTCGGCGAACATCAGGTTGAGCGAACGACGAGCCGTGCGGGCATCATAGCCCGTGCGAACCTCGAGCCCGCACCGCTCATACGCTTCTTCGATCAATTCTCCGACGTCCAGATTGAACGTCCGGGTGCCTGAAGTTGCCATGATCTATCTCAGCAACCCTTGCCAGAGACCTTGCCGCCGGAACGCATCTTGGTGACTTTGCCACCGCACTTCATCCCCATGGCAGCAGCCTTGCGCGGGCTGACCATATTGGCCTTGACCGCGCCGCCCTTCTTCATGCCCTTCGATCCGCACTTCATTTCTTCCTCCTTGCCGTCTTGGCAGAGTCCTTGAATGCCTTGTCCGTGGGGGCACCCTTGGCCCCCGGCTTCCGCATCTTTTCACCAGAGCCTGCGGCGATACGCTTCCGCTTGGCATTGATATTAGCATAGAGTCCGGGCTCGGACACCTGTTTCGACATGCTTCCACGGTTCATCGCTTCTTCACCGTCCTCTTTGCAGCCTTCTTGGTGACGCCCTTGATCGTGCCTTTGTTTTCGGCGGCATAGAACACGCGATCACCACGGTCCTTGCCGTACTCCTTTTCCATGGCAGCCTTGATCTTCTTGCCCTTGGCGGTCAGCGGCATGCGCGAATCCCCCTCAACAATTCCAAGCCCGCAGGCTCTTGTTGATCCGGCTGTTCGGATCGTTCTTCGTCTTCTCGCTCGTCAGCTTCGACTTCATGCCAGACATGCGGGCGCAGAAGCTCTTGCGGCGGGCAGCGTCCTTCTCGGTCTTCGGCTTTGGAGCCGGAGGCTTCAGGTTCATGCCTTGCGCCTTCGCCGAGGCTCGGCCCTTGGCGTTCAGGCCGCCCTTGGGGTCCTTACCTTCCTTGCGGGTCCATGCTGGAGACTTTGCCATCAGAGCGGCCCCTCGTTCTTGATCAAGATGCCTTCAAGCTGGATCGATCCGGGGGCAGCGTTCGACTGGCTCAGTTGCCACTGGATGTCGGTCTTCTCCGGGTATCCCCTCGGGACGATCCGGGTGGAGGAGTACGCCTGAGTGAACGGCGCGCTCAACACGATCACCGGGGTCGAGACCCCGGAAACGAAGGTCCTCGAGTAGACCCTATAGGTGCAGTACTGCGCCCCGTTGTTCGTGGTGAAAGCCTGCGCCCGTGTGAGGTAGAAGGTATACCCCAACGGGACCGTGTAGATGCTGGCCTGAGAGCGGCCTGTGCCGGGGTTGATCTGAGCGTAGACAGTCCCGTTGTTCGTCGCCACGATGGTGTCGGCAGCCGTACCGCTGGTCACCTGCATGGCGTTGATGCGGAAGAAGTCTGCTGTCCCCGAGGTCACCGTCCCGGTCGTGCCTCCAGAGAAGGTCACCGTCGCCGTCTTCGTGGCATAGGTGGCATCCAGTCCCTCGACGCGAAGCGTGAGCGTCTCCGACAGGGAGCTCGTGAAGGACATTGTCAGGGAGGAGGAGGGGTACACGTAGTCCGTGTCGTTGGACTTTTCCCAGACGGCGCGGAAGGTGGTTCCGTGCGCGGTGTTGAACCCCTGCACGTTGACGAGAGAGTGGCCGGGGATTTGCCCCCGGCCAACCTGCAGTTCGAAGGGCTCGTAGGCCCCAACCTGAGAGATCGAGCGAACGAGCGTCCCGGCCATCTGCTACCTCACGACCAGAAAAGGGTGGCTGCCGAGATGTTCGTGGCCGTGGCAACGTAGACGTCAGAGGCGAAGAGGACACCCTCCTCCGGAACGTAGACGTTGTGCGTGGTGTTCGCTGTCAGATCGACATCGACAGTGGTTGCACCGCCGTTACCGTCGGTCAGGGTCAAGCGACCCGCTCCAGCAATCGTGGTCGTGACGAGGATCATGCGAAGGCGGGCACGGCCAATGCTGGCCGCCCCCGTCCCAGTGATCCGTTTGGCCTTTACGTCGGAGTTGGACATGCAGTCCTCCTATCAGGCGCTCGTGCCGTCGTTGTAGACCACGAAGTTGAAGATGCCCGTGAAGGTGCCGCCCGAGGCCGCCGAAGCGCCGACCTTGCCGGTGACGGTGACCGCAGCGGCAATACCGGTGCCCGTGACCAGCGAACCATTCGCGCCAGTGACGGTGCCCTTGGTGTCTGCATCGACCTCGTTGAAGAAGCCGTCAGCGGTGGCAGCGGTGCCGATGTCCACGGTCGGGTTGGTTCCGCCGGTCGCGCCGCCAAGCGAAACCAGCGAGACAGGAACTGCGCCAGCCGGGAGGACGAAGACGTTGCCGGAAGTCGCCGAGGTGCCGATACGGACAGCGGTCGCGCTCGAGGCCGTCGGGTTGAACGAGATGACGACAGACTGAAGGACGCCAGCGGGCGTCACGCCGCTCTCTTTCGTCGCGCCGCCATACGAGCGCAGGACGCCCTGAAAAGTGGTGGTAGCCATGGTAGTACCCCTTGCACAAGGTTTCGCCACGCAGTCCGTGCAATGTCAGGATGGGCCGTTCCTGTCTGCTTGGCGTTCAAGCCCCTGCCTGAAGTCTACACGCGAGGAGCCCAAAAGGAAAGGGCGGGGTTTCCCCCGCCCTCCCGTTCAACGTGCCAGCCGATCAGGCCCCGGTGGTGCCGTAGATGCAGCGCGGGTCCGAGAAGCCGAACGAGTAGCGTTCACGCGCCTTGTAGCGCATGTTGCCCGTGTCGAAGTCAGCTTCCATGCCGGTGGTCATCGGGGTGCGCTGGAAGTGGATCAGGCCACGAGGAGCGTCCGTCTTGATGAAGAACGCATCCGGGTCGGTCAGGAAGTCGTTGACGACGTACCCTTCCGGCAGCATGCCCATCGAACGCATCGCGTTGATGTCGTTGTCGGCGGTGCCCACGCGCAGGTTCGAGACGAGCAGACGCTCGGCGACGAACTGAAGCTGACGCGGAATCACCAGCTTGGTGCCACGCAGGGCGACCTTCAGACCACGCTCGTCCACGAAGCCAGCGATGTTGATCAGAGCGTCCTCAAGCGAGGTTTCGTTCAGGTCAGCGTCGGTGCTGGGCTTGTTGGCAAAGGTGTTGCCGTTGGTCAGCGGGTGGTTGGTGGCGCAGAGAGCCACGCCGTCGCCGCCAGCCGAAGCACCCGCCGTGAAGGCGTTGTTCAGAATGGCAGCGGCTTTCACCTGCTTGGTGTGAGCCATCGAGCGGGCGAGGGCCTTCGTGTAACGGCTGCCGAGGCGGTCGTACAGGTTGTCCTCGATGGCTTCCTCGGTGATCGAGAAGGCCAGAGCGATGGTCTCGTGGTTGTACCGAGCGGTGTAGGCTTCCTGAGCATCGTCATACGAGATGCCCGAACCTTCCGACTTGGTCGGTGCTGCGCCGAAACCGGACAGCATGACCTCTTCTTCGAAGGCACGATCCGAAGACTCGGTGGTGAAGATTTCAGCATGCTGGTTTTCGTACCGAGCATACTCCATGCCGAACAGAGCGTTGAGACCGGGCTCAAGCTCTTTCGCCAGTTGTGCGCGCGAAATTGCCATGGGTCAGCCTCCTTACGCCACCGTACCTTCAGAGTTTGCCTGAAGGAGTGCATGGTTGTTGAACATCACGATCATCTGGATACCAGACGCCGTGAAGTCTTGGTTGGTCGGGTCCTCGTAGATGCCGAGAATCTTCAGCGGCAGGGACTCGTTCGCTGCATCCAGCGTTGCGACATCCAGACCAGCCGAGGAGTTGCCGGTGACCGTCGAACCCGACGTGCCGGTGTTGAACTGGCTGTTCTCGAAGATGGCCGCCTTCGCGGTGGCGCGGTCGGTGAACGACGCGTCAGTCGCGATGATGAAGCGTTGGGTGGGGTTGTCGTACACGTACCCGACGATGTCGTAGTTCGTGTTCGCGCCCGACCCGGGCCAGTAGTTGGACCAAGTTTTCTTCCCGGTCACAGCAGAGACGTACTCGCATCCAGCGAACGCGCCGATGTGTTTATAGGTGTCGCCGGAGGCCGAACCAGTGATGGCAATGGTGCCGTCATTGGTCACGATGACCGGAGACCCCTGATAAATCGCCGACGCGTCAGACTTGATGAAGTACGCATTGGTTCCTTGGCTGTTGGGGGCACCACCAGCAAGGTTGATCGGGCGAAGCCCGAACGCACCAGACGTATTCGCCATAGACGTTGCTCCTTATCAGTCGGACGATTTCCGTCCGCCAAAAGATACCCTGCTTTGCCGCTGTTGGTTGATCGGCATCGAGGGGTGTTGCTCTTTCATCAGGTCCTGATCAACAGCCGTCATCTGTTCGCGGGTCCGGTTCCCGTAGTACGCGGTTCTTTCGTGGGCTGTCTCGACAGGTACACGAGTCAGGATCAGGCCGCCGTTCCCGATGACTCCGGCATGCTTGCCGTCCTCAACGGTGGGTGCTTGGTAGTCCGGGTGCTCGTCCGCCCGCACAGGCTCATAGCCCTGACGAAGACGGTTGAACACGTTACCCTTGTCCTCTTCCCCACGAATGGAAGCCCGCACCCAGCGGTGCTTGAATCCTTCGGGGGCCGGGGGAGCGTCAAGAACGCTCGGGGGAGCCCAAGGTTTGCGGCGAGACTCTTTCTCGCGGGTATCAGCAGTGCGGGGCGTTCTGTCCATTCTCTCAGTCCTTCACGTACTTGGCGTATTCTTCCAGCGGAACATTCAACCGTTTCGCGATGGCGACTTGAGAAGGCGTCAGCCTCACTGTTCGGCGCTCCTGTGCGGTACTGCGGGATGCGGAAGCGCCAGCAGGTGCGACCTGACTACCTCCACCCGTTCGTTTCGCCGAAAAGCGATGCGGAAATTCCGCGCGCATCCGACGGTCGATCTCAGTATAGTACTCTTCGCCGTTGGGGTCAAAGCCTTCATCTTCGACAAGAGTCTGGTGGATCGCCAGAGCGGCGGTCGTCATGATCCGGTCTTCGCCAAACCACGAGTTCCTCTCTGCCCAAGTCTGGGCGCGAGGATCGGGAGTCGGTGCTCGTTGCGGGGCTTGAGTCTGAACCGGCAGCTCAACCTCTTGCTGCGGTCGAGCATGCTGCATCTCGGACCGCTGTTTGGCCGTCGCATACCGCTGTTTTTCCATGACGATCCGGGCAAGGTCTTCCTGCGCCTTGATCATCCCTTCGGTGTCGCCGCTCTCGTATGCTACCCGATAGGAGTTCTTGACGATCTCCTCTTGGGTTTCAAGACGAGCACCGTATTCGTTCATATACCCTTGGTCGAGAGCTTGAACGCGGGTCTGCAGTCGGCGGTTCTCTTCCAGAAGACGCTCGGCAACCCGAGTGGCTTCTTCCCGATCACGCTGCTCCTTGCGAAACTTCTCCGTGATACGGTTGATCCGGGCCTGAACCTTGCTGCTGTAGGAGGACAGTTCGTCATCATCGTCCGAGGACGTGCTCTGCTCTACAGCGGGTTCGGAACCAGCGTCCTCAGTCTCGATGATGATCTCCGTTTCGGAGCCTTCATCGATATCGTTATCATCGCTCATGGTGTTCCTCACACATGCTGAATGTCATCGGGCTCAAGGATGGTGGCGATCACCTCATCGTCATTGATGATGCGAACCTCGCCGCCGTCGATCCTGAAGCGTGATCCGGCGTAGCGGCCAATGCAGACCCACTGGCCTTCCTTGCACCACGGCTCCGGAGAGGGACCGAACTTGGATTCGTCTCGGTATGCCAGCGGCCCCAGCCGCATGACATAGGCAACCACCGTAGCCAGCGCCTCACGCTCTCGGACCTGATCCGGGAGGATCAGACCGCCATCCGTCTTCGCCTTGCCTTGGTACGGCATGACCAGAACGCGCCAGCCGGTCGGCTGCGGCAGTCGGTCCACCAGAGGCTTTTCGATGAGGCTGGGGTCGAGGACGCGCTCCTCCGGCTTGACATAGGCAGGGGCGGCTGAAACCGGCTCTGCCTTTGCGGCCTGCGCGTTGATGCGGGCTACGACGTGGTCAGGAAGATAGAGTTTCTTCGACATCGTCGGTGCTTCTCTCCAGCAGGGCTTTGAGTTCTTCTCTGGCAAAGGCGAGGCCCCGTAACTCGCCAACCATGCTCTGGTATTGCTCCCAGTTCGCAGGGAGTCCCGAAGCAAGACCTTCTGTGATGTCTGCCTCGCGCACCCTGATCGCCTTATACAAGGCTTTCGACAAGCTAACAACATCCATGCCAGAACCACTCCATAAGTTTCTTGTTCATGGCATGGATGTGCTACGCTGTCACGTCAATACGTGCCGGAAAACCTCTGGGGTTTGGCGGCTTTGCTGTACTTCTTGATCATTCCGCCCTTGGCCTTCTTGACCGGGGGCTTGGAGGCAACCGCTTTGCCGACGATGTTCCCGACGATGTTCCCAGCAGCCTTCCCCATGGGGCCTGCAAGAGCTCCGCCAATGGCTCCGCCGACACGGCTTGCGTTGGAGACGGTGTTCAGGGCCTTGTTGGCCGCCGCCGCTCCGTTGCCTTTTGAGGAGGCCGATGTCTGCTTCGCCACAGTGCTTGCAGACATCTTGGGCGTTGATGCCGAGGTCTTTGATGCCGAGGTCTTAGCCATGTCAGTACGTCCCCTGAAACGCGCGCCCTTTGACGGCGCTGCCATACCCCTTGCCGGAGGCTTTGATCACGCCGCCCTTGGCCTTCTTGATCATGCCGCCTTTGGCGGACTTCTTGATCGAGATTTCGACCTCAGACCCACTGTCCTCGGACGAGCTGTCGTTCGAGCCCATGTCCATCTCTTCGTCGTCGCAGCACATGCCGCTCTTCGGTGCTTTTGCCATCAGATTACTCCTCGCATTTTGGCCGCCAAGTTGCTCATCTGAACCGCAATGCGCTCACGGTTCACCTCGTTCCTGTCGTCCGCGATCTGCTCCTGAAGCTCCAGTCGGGCAGCGTCGGTGACGGCGCGTTGCTTCTGGTTCGAGGCCTCAAGCGTGATCTGAGCCTTGTCCATCTCGGCCTTGCGGGCTTCGGACTGCTGCTTGAGCTCGAGCTCCCGCATGCGGATCATGACCAGAGGATCGGACATAGGGTCTTGCTGCTGCGGCATCAGCTTGGGCAGAAGCTCGGCCAGAAGCTCCTGCTGGCGAATGGCGACCAGCGTCTCCACATCCTCCGGGTTCTGCATCGAAGCCTGCACGTTCCGGACAGTGAAGTTGACCACACGCGGATCAAGCTGACCCGAGGCCGCACGTTCGTTGGCCATCTCGATCAGCGAGGAAACCTGCTTCTCCACGTCCTCTCGAGCCTTCAGGCTCAGGTGCTCCATCAGGTGGGCGTAGAACACCCCCATGACAGAGGGCGATGTCGCCACAAGCGGCATCTTCATGAACGCGAGGTGCATCTCAATGTGCACGTCGTGCTTCTGGCCGGGGAAGGCCTGCGCCAGCTCACCCATGAGGATGCGGGCGTTCTCCGTGGCCGGATCAACGGGCTTCGGCTCCGGCGGGGCAGGGAGGATTTCCTCGATGTTCTGCACCTCGAGGGCCTGATACATCCGGCGGAAGGCCGCATGCATGTTGTGCATGTCCGGAGCAGACTGCGCCAATTGAAGCTGCGTCTGAGCCAGCGTCACCCGCTGCGACATCGAGAAGATGTTCGGGTCACTCACCGGGATGACGTCGACGCGGTTGTCAAAGTCGGTGGCGAAGACAGTTCGCTCTGCCCCGGCCACATCGTAGGGGTACTCCGGCGGAAGGTTTGCAGCAAAAATGCGCGCCAGAATGCGGAACTCCGTCTTCTGGGCATAATGCAGGCGCTTGTGGATCGCCGACATGACCTTGGTGCCGCGCTCGAGCAGGGCCATCGTCGTACCCACCGGAGCCTCGGTGTTCAGGTTCGTGGCCCGCTCGTCGGCCAGAGACACGAACCGGCGTCCCGCATCGATCAGGGCTCCGAGAAGCTGGGCCAGCGTCTGGCTCGGCTCCTTGTACGGCAGAGGCATGATCGAGTTGCGGACGTCGCCGCCCGGAGCGTCGATGTCCCGGAACTCACCGGGCTTGAGCGGTTCATCGCTGTTTCGGACCCGCACACCACGGGCCTTGAACCCCGCAGGCAGGTTCGAGAGCGTACCGGCGTCGATCAACTGACGCAGGATGGATGTTGAAGCGCGACCGAGTCCGCCGATCATGTGGATCAGGCCGAAGCCGTAGAAGCCGAGACCGGGCATGAACTTGTAGTGCGTGAAGTACTGGAGCTTCTTGGCAAGCTCCGTGTTCTCCTCGAAGTTCCGGCGGATCGACAGTACCTTCGACGAACCCTTGTCGATGGTGACGATGTACGGAAGCTGGATTCCGGTCGGCTCTCCGTCGGGAGAGACGTCTTCAAACCCCTCCAGATCGAGGTTCACATGCATCTCGAGCAGCGTGTAGACGTCGTCAACGTACGACTTCTCGGTGCCCTGAAGCTCGTCCACCTTCTCGCGAACAGGGTTTGAGTCCTCGGCAAAGGGGGACAGGGTCACGTCCCGGTACATCCCGGAAACCTGCATCTTGCGGATGTCGTTCTCGAACATCCGCAGGACGTGGGTAACCCTCGGGGAGGTGTTCAGGTCGGAGGCATTGTACGGGACAACGAGGTCTTGGGCCGGGACGAACTTCGCCACGGCGCGCTGCAGGCCGACATCCCAGTAGACCTTCTTGAAGCAGGACCCGGAGAGCGGCAGGTAGAACAGCAGTTGATCCATGTCCGGGTCATACTCTTCCATGACCTCGGTGATCTCGTAGTTCATGAACTCCTTGACGCGCGTGGCCTGCGCCTCGCGCTCGGCATCGATGGCACCGATGACGGAAGTCTTGACCGGGCCGCCCGCCGGGAGGAGCTCCTTGTAGGCCTGCGCTTGAAACTGCGTGACCGACTCCGCGATCAAGGGATGGGTGACACCAGATGCACCTTGAAAGGGCTCCGTCCGCTCGACGGTCTTCACGCCAAGAAGGTCGAGGCCTTTGGTGTAGGTCTCTTCCCACTCCTCGCGCGAGCGAACATCGTCCTCGAAGGAGGCTATCAGGTCAGCGGCAATCTCGCCAAGGTAACCCTCTTCGAGGTACTCAGCCAAGTTCGCGTCGTGAGGGATGACGACTTCGGACTCCATTTGGGCCAGTGCCGAAGAGATGCCCTCGACAATCGCCCCTCCGTCCGGGGTCTCGGTGACCATCGCTCCGCCAGTGAAGTCCTGCGGCATCGACACAGGGACATCAACCATCGAAGCGTCCATGCCAGCACCTCCCTGCATGAACCCACTGTCCATGAGAGACCCAACCATGCGGGGCGGAACGGCCATCAGTAGTACTCCCGTGTGCTAGGAATCGGAGCTTCTTCTTCGTCTTCTCCCTCAAGCGAGATGAAACCGCCTTGGCGGAAGCGCATGAGAGCCAGAGTCATACTATCACAGAAGTCGTCGTGGTCACCATTCGGAAACGAGACCACTTCCTCGATGACTTCCTCGGCAAACCCCTTGTGTTCTGGAGCCCAGACGAGACCAGCCTCGAAGAGCGGGGCGACGAGATGCATACGACTCACCTTGTCCTTACCTCCGCCCCTCCCGCCGGGTGAAAACCCAAGGGCAGGGATATTTCGAAGTCGAAGCTCGTCTATGAGCGGCTGACCGGTCGCCTTGGCTTCAACAATCACCATGTCAGGCTGCCAGTACGAGTGCTCCTCGAAGGCGATCTGCTTGAGTTCTGGGAAACTCCATCGTCCGCGCTGGGCGTCGAGAAGGATGATGTTGTACGGATCATCGATCTTCGGCCTGAAGATACCCCACGTGGTGATCGCCGAATAGTCGGCGCTCTCTTTCTTCGAGAACGCGGTATCATAGGCTTGGAGGATGTACTCGAGACGAGGGACATCGTCCTCTTCCCAGTTCCTCCACCAAGATCGACTGATGATCCCAGCGCCAGAGGAGGTGGGCTGCTGCTGCCACTGGGCCGACCACTTCGCCAGAGGCAGAGAGGCCTTGATCGACAGGAGGGCGTTCTTTTCCCAGAACTCCGGCCAGAGAGGCTCTCCCGACGGCATGATGGCAGGGAACTCGACGACCTCCCACTGGTCGGCCATGATGTCGGAACCCTGTGCCTGAAGCAGGCGACCCGTCAGGTCCTTCTTTCCCCAGCGCGTCATGACGACGATGATCGCGCCTCCCGGCTGGAGACGCTGGCGCGGGCCGGAAGTGTACCACTCATAGGCGTGGTCAAAGGCCGTGTCCGACAACGCATCCTGTTCCGAGTGCGGGTCGTCGATGATGAACAGGTCCGCGCCGCGACCGGTCACGGCAGCACCAACACCGGCAGCAAAGTACTCTCCAAGCTGGTCCGTCTGCCAACGGCCAGCGGACTTCGAGTCTTCCTTGAGGTTCGTCTTCGGGAAGATTTCTTGGTACTTCGGATCAGCAATAAGGTCCCTGACCTTGCGGCCAAACCGGACGGCAAGCTCGGTGTTGTGCGTGGCTTGGATGATCTTGAGCTTCGGATTTCGGCCCAAGAACCACGCAGGCATCAGGTACGATGCAAACTCGGACTTCGAGTGGCGAGGAGGCATGTTGATGATCAGCCGCTTAATCTCGCCACGTGCGACCTTCTCGAGCTTTTCAGCGATGATCCGGTGGTGCCTGCCCTCGATGAAGTTCTCGTACACGTGGTGTGCGAACGACATGAAGCTGTCCTGCGCCTTTTCGCGCAGGTCCAGTTTTCGTTTGGCCTCAGTGAGCAGAAGCAGTTCTTTTAGGGCTGCTTCCGGAAGTGTTTCGAGGCTCATGCTTTCTTCCTGTTACCGACGACCGGGAACATATGGCACGTAGTTTGCCAGAGAGCCAACACCGACCGGGGTGTAATAGGGGGCAACCACCGGTCTGGCCAGCCCGCCATAGATACCGACGGGGGTGACCGGGCGAGGCGTGACCGGGGGAGGCGTGACCGGGGGAGGATTGGTGGTGCCGGTCCCAGTTCCGGTTCCAGTTCCGGTTCCAGTTCCGGTCCCAGTTCCGGTCCCAGTTCCGGTCCCAGTTCCGGTTCCAGTTCCGGTTCCAGTTCCGGTTCCAGTTCCGGTTCCAGTTCCAGTCCCAATCCCAATCCCAGTCCCAATCCCAATCCCAGTCCCAGTCCCAGTCCCAGTCCCGGTCCCAGTTCCGGTTCCGGTTCCAGTTCCAGTTCCGGTTCCAGTTCCGGTTCCAGTTCCAGTCCCAATCCCAGTCCCGGTTCCGGTTCCGGTTCCGGTCCCAGTTCCGGTTGCGGTCGTGGTCTTGGCCGGGGCCTGAGTCGTCGTCCCCGTCCCAGTTCCGGTTCCGGTCGTCGTCTTCACAGGGACTGGGACTGGGTTTGATACCCCACCTGCAGCCGGAGCCGAGCCACTGCTGATGCCAGTTGCAGACCCGGTCGTGGTCTTGGCCGGAGTCGTGGTCTTGGCCGGAGTCGTGGCCGTCGGCTTGGCCGGAGTCGTGGTCTTGGCCGGAGTCGTGGCCG